AATGGCTAGAAGAGAACAGACCCAAAGACCTAAAGCATATCAAGAGTATAAGACAAGAGTTATCAACAAATTACGATTATGAGAAAGTTATTGAGAAACTAGAGAAATGTCTGAAACTAAAGTAACTAAGAAATACAACTACACAATGAAGACAGGACGTCCTACTAAGTATTACCCAGAAATCATCAATAAAATAAACGAATACTTCACAACGGTTGGAAGAGAACAAACAGAGCTCCCAACAGTTGAAGGACTTGCCGATTATCTCGCTATTACCACCGAAACAGTGTATCAATGGGGTAAAAAATACACAGAGTTTGCTGATACTATAAAAAAGGTAGCAGCAAAACAGAAGGTCCAACTAATGAATGATGGCATGTATGGCGGTAAGGAAGTCAATGCAGCAATGGCAATATTCTTATTAAAAGTAAATCATGGCATGAACGAATCACCAACTACATTGGTTAAAGTTAATGAAATGAAAGTAGAGTTTATAGATGCAAGTAAAACTAATTAAGTGGCAGGCAAAAGTTGCCAAAGACAAACATCGTTTCAGAATAATATGTGCCGGCAGAAGAGCAGGCAAGTCAGTATTATCAAGAATGATAGTATTAAAGTGGGCAACAGAACAGAGAGGTACTTATTGGATAGTATCACCAAGTTACAAACAATCGAAAATGATACATTGGAGGGATATACAAAATGAAATACCAAGACATTGGATTGCTAAAAAGAACGAAGTTGAACTTTCGATTACTCTCAAAAATGGTTCCATCATCGAGCTTAAAGGGGCTGAGAATCCTGATGCACTTAGAGGTATTAAGCTTAGAGGCCTGGTTATTGATGAAATTGCCTCTATTCGTAATTGGGACTGGCTTTGGAACGAGGTTTTGCGCCCGACTCTTACTGATCATGAGGCACCAGCTATCTTCATTTCTACTCCAAAGGGATTTAATCACTTCTACGGTCTATTCGAGTTGGGTCAGAGAGATGAGGGGGATTATAGATCATGGCGTTTTACAAGTTATGAGAATACGACAATCCCTAAAGGAGAAATAGACAATGCTAAAGAAGAACTTACCGAAGACACATTCGCTCAAGAATACCTGGCAGACTTCAGGAAGTTTACAGGTCTCGTTTATAAAGAATTTGAAAGGGAAATACATGTCATTAAACCACTCGATATACCACATCATTGGACAATTTATCGCTCTTTTGACTTTGGGAGCACTAACCCTACTGTGTGTCTATGGATTGCTGTCGATAGTGATGATAACTGGTTCATCGTGGATGAGCATTACAAGACTGGAGAGATTATCGATTATCACGCTGGCATTATTAATTCTCGCTCAGTTGGTCAGAACGTTGAAGCGAGCTATGGTGATCCGTCAGGTAGCCAATGGATCCAAGAGTTTGCCCAAAGAGGAATCCACATCACCTCAGCCAACAAAGAAACAGGAACAGACAGAAACACATGGGTACGATATGGTATTGAAAAAGTATCTGAACGACTCAAACTACAACCTGGACGATTGGTTGAAGGAATTGAGTCTAAAGGAGATAGAGGACTTCCTAAACTATATGTCTTCTCCTCATGCGTTGACGTTATTAGAGAGCTTGAAGCCTACAGATGGAAAGAGAAGTCAGTAACACAAGCACAAGATCTTAATGAGCCTGATGTACCTGAGAAGGCTAATGACCACGCTATGGACGCGTTAAGGTACTTCGCAGTAAGCTATAAGAAACAAACTAATGATTATATACCTCCAATAAAAGGAGACTTTAGGATAGGAAGATGAATAGCCTACCCACAATACAGAAGCAGAACCTTAACGTTTACTGGGAAGTTATTAGAGTATTAGACCCTGAACTATACTTAATAAAAACGGCATTAGTAGAGACAGGTGTTAATCCAATGCTATTACCTCCTATTATAAGAGCAGTAGCTAACCTAGCCTATGGTTCAAAATATGGGAAGGTACAGATATTCATGGAAGATGGTGTGGTATCGGTCATCAAACCAGAAGAGAGTAACAAAGTTAATGAGAAAGCTTTAGTGGAAGGGGAAGAATGAATTACCTAGAGGAAATAGAAGAGATAAAACAGCAGCTATTAACAGCTTTGCAATATCTTACTGATGAAGTTTCACATAAGGTGAATAACATCATCTATGAATTTTGCGAAGAGTTGATGGAAGTATTAGACGATGGCAAAGATGAAGCGTTTGAGAAGATTAGAAAATGAGAACTAGTTGTGTTATAATGAATTAGTAATTACAAAGCTCTGTCCGGGCTTTGGAGTTGGGGGGAATGGTTCCCCCTTGACCAATCGCAATTCCCCACCTTCGGGTGGGGTTTTGTAATTTGACAAAGATTGACACTATATGATATAAGAAAGAAAAGCCTAACAGCTTAGAAAGCATAAGGCCGTCACACATTATTTGACGGCTTTTTTTGATGCAAAAAACATGGCAGACCAAACAATCATCACAGGAACTAAATCCGAAAGGAAGATATTCACAGAAGTAATACGCCACTATGACATGGCTAAGGAGGATCTTGACGCAAGAATCCATAAATTCGACACCATAGATGAACTATTCAGATCCCACATAGATGAGAGTGGTTGGCCATACAATGCAGAAGTATTTGACCCTCGTGTATTTACCACAATAATTGAGAAGACCTCAAGACTATTCGCTAATAAACCAAAAGGAAGACTCGTCCCAAGAGATGGAGGAGATGCTTTAGGTGCAAAGATTAACAATGAGGTAATAGGCATTCAATGGGATGAGGTATCTAGACTAGATGCTTGGCCAATGCTTGCTAGATGGGCACTAATGGATATGAATGCTCGTAAGTACGGAGCTTCATTCGCTTTAAGTAAGTGGCACTTCGAAAAGAGACCAATAAAGAACGATGGCAAGATGAAGAATGAGATTTACTTTGATGGCCCAGACTTTAGACCACTAACAAACAGAGACTGTCTTCCTAACCCTTCTTACTCAGTAATCAAGAACTGGTTCCAACATAGAGACTATCTAACACTAGATGAAATGCAGAATGTTAACGATGTAGCCAGGGGAAAGCCTGTTTACAAGAATCTTGATCTTCTAAGAGACGTTCTAAAGAAAGAAAACGACAACATCGAAGGTAAGGGTGGGGATACAAGAGCTTCTAATTACACCTCTAGGAACAAGAGCGTCAAAGGATTGACTGACTTCTTAGGACAAGACGAAGCATTCAAGGTAGTTGAGATAGTAACAGAATACAGAAACAATAGATGGATCTCCTTTGCTCCTAAGCATGGAGTAATAGTTAGAGATATTCCTAATCCTTACAAGCATGGGCAAATCCCTGTAGTCATGCTCAAGTATTACCCAATTGATGACGACCTATACGGATTAAGTGAGATAGAACCAGTAGAGAAGCTACAAAAAGCAATCAACGCTCTTATCAACCAGTACTTAGACTCAGTTAACATGAATCTGTACACTCCTCTTAAGATAAGAACAACAGGGGTACAGATGCACACATTAGAGTTTGGTCCTGGTGCTAAGTGGTTAATGAATGATCCAGCTACTGACGTTGTTCCTCATGCATCAACTGGTACAGGTGTTGGAGAGTTTGTATCTACATACAGGACATTACTAGGTGCAATGCAAGAAGCATTAGGTGAAACAAGTGCGGCTACTTCCAACTTAGTTCCTGGTCAAGAAGGTAAGACAGCAACCGAAGTTAGAGCTACAGAAAGACAGAAGCTATCAAGAGACAACTTCAATCAAATGTTCCTATCAGAAGCAATGAAGCGACAGACTATGCTTTGGTTGTCTATGAATGAGCAGTTCTTCTTCGATGACCCAGATGAGAAAGTTAAACTAATCAGGATAACCGGTAAAGAAGCTATAAGGTACTTTCAAAAGAGAGGACTAGACGGATTTGGATTAGATGCTGAGGTAATAGAACAACTCGTAGCCTTGGATGAAGAGGGAGAGGGTGAAAACCTTGACCTTGATTTGAACGCTCTACAGACACCACTATTCCCTGTATCAGGAGAAGAAGACAGTATCTCTAAGTTTCAAGTAGAAGATGGTGGAGAAGTAGGTAACCTTATCTTAGAGCCAGAAGACATTAGTGGTAATTACGACTACATCCCAGATGTAGAGTCAATGGAGATACCAAGTGATGACAAAGAGAATGCTCTTAAAGGAACACTAATGGAACTAGCTAGAGACCCTAATACTATTACACTACTACAGAACGAAGGATACAAGATAAAGATGAAAGAACTACTAGAAGATTTCTTTGAAGACTCAGGACTTAAAGACGCTGAAAAATATTTCGAAAAAGCGGAAGGAGGTATGAATGGACAAACTCAACAAGGAGGAGAAGGAATCCCTCAAGCAGGGGGAGAAGCTAATGCAGCTGTACAACAGCCCGGGCTGGCAGGAGGTGCTCAAGCCGTGGCTGGAAGCCAAACTGCATAATTCATGGCTAGACCCTAGGAAAGTAAAAGCGCAGGATAAGTTCTTTTATGAGTACGTGGTGTCTTGGGGATTTGCTCAAGCCTCTAATGAACTACTTAACTTCATGGAACAGAAGAAGGGTGAGGTCCAAGCTTTGAGAGATAAGAAGTCAGGAGTTATTAAGAAAGACTTTAAGATAGGCAAATAAAGGAGGTGAAATCATGACTACAACACTAAGAAACATAACCAATTCAATCAGGAGGAACACTCCCAGGAGAAAGAAACGCAGTATGTGAATTTGACACAGGTTCATACTCTACAGAAGCAACTAGTATTAAAAGAGCGTAATGACAAAGAATGCCAAAAGTAAATCTAAGCGAGCTACCAAAGAGCGGGGATAAGTTTTGGAAACATGCAGATGTTAACAAGATAGACATGTCCAAGAGGAAACCTAAGAAGTGTGAACATCACTTCATACATAGGACCTCAAGGGAAGTTGAGTGCAAGAAATGCCACATAGGCTTCTTCCTCTCTAAGGGATGGCACATTAAGAATAGACATGTTTACTACGGAGACAAGCTTGTTGTTTAACAAAAGCCTTATGGGTTTTTGCTAGACCGCAAGTCTAGTATTATTTATGTCCGTGTATGCGGCACGTTAAATCGCATTATGAAAGGAGTATTCGTATGACAAACGAAGACAAGGCAGTTAGTAGTCCTGAGACTCAGACTCAGGAAGAGGCAATGCCTACCTCAGAACAACAAACAACACCAGAGGCACCGGAAGAGGCCGCTCCCCAACAGGAGGTATCCGAACCAGCACCTGGCACTGAGAATCTCGGTTTGCCTGAAGGCGCATCGGAGAGGACAGCCCAGCAATTCGACAAGCTGCAAACGCAACTTAGAGATGAGCGATCTAGAAGATTAAGGGCTGAAAGCGCAGCTGCTAAACCAGCTCCTGCTCAAACTTCTGAGCTGGATCAATTCGTTGATCCGGTTACAGGGGTGGTTGATGTCCAAGGCCTTAATAAGGTCATAACGGACACTTCTCAAAGAGCGAAGCGTGCTGAAGATGCAATAGGGAGGTTCGAGAAATCCTCGCAGGATCGCCAGGAAAGAGAGGCTTTGACCGCTCATCCGGAGCTTGATCCACAAGGCAAGGATTATCGAGAGGATCTATACACCTCATCCAGAGCAATCTTGATGGACTCAATGGTCTATCCAGAAAGTTATGGTGGTAAAACGCTAACTCTTAAGGAGGCAGCTGATAGAGCCAAGGCCAACACTGGTACAGCCGTTCAGCAAGCTAAACAGGAGGGAGCCAAAGAGGCAAGGGAGAAACTGACTCCAAAAGAGCAGGCATCACTCGAAGCAACAGGGAGATCTGATCGGAGGACAGAATTGTCCACTGATATGGATAGCCTAAGACTTCAGACTCGAAAAGGAGATTTAAACTCCGTAGTAGAGAGACTAAAGTCCGTTGGTAAGAGCTAGTTACTTATCTAATTAATATATTGAAGGGAGGTGAAAATTAAATATGGCTTTTGGATTAACAACTTATCAGGACGCTGCAAGGCGTGAGGATTTAATTGATATTATCGGAGATGTCTCACCTGACGACAATCCGTTATCAACTATGCTTTCACAAACCACAGCAAGTCAAACATTGCATGAATGGCTAGAAGATTTCATTTCCAGACCAACATCAGTTAGCTCAGCCGCTGAAGGAGCGACCGCAACATACGACGATCTTACACAACCTTCACGAAGAGTTAACGTTACTCAAATCATTACTGAAACATATCGTGTTTCTGGTACTGAAAGAACAGTAAGCGTTGCAGGAATGGGAGATCCTCTAGACTATCAAGCAGGAAAAGCTTTGACCGGATGGAAGAACAATCTTGAATATGCACTTATAAATGGTGTTCTAGCTTCTGGTTCTTCTGGAGTAGGCAGACAAATGGGAGGTATTCAGGCAACTGTTACAACTCACGCAACTGCTAGAAGCTCAGGAACCTCCTTATCGGAGACTGAGTTCAATGCTATGGTTAAAGATGTATGGGATGATGTTGGACACGCAGATGTGTTCGACTTGGTTTTGGTTCCTATGGGACTCAAACAGAAGATCTCAACATTCACTGCTGGATCAACAAGATATGTTGATGCAAGTGATAAGAAATTAGTGCGACCAGTTATGGTTTACGAATCAGACGGTGGCGTTCACAGAATTATGGCTCACAAAGATGTCAATAACTCCGCAGGTACAGTTCATTTCCTTGGACTGAAAGAAGACAAGTGGAGAGTTGCGTTCTTGAGAAAACCAGTTCGTGAAATGCTATCTAAAGATGGTGACCGTGACAATGGTCAAATTGTCGGTGAAGCAACCCTCGAACACATTGCTGAAAGAGCAAACGTTAAGAGAACAGGTTACGCAACGACAGGCTAATCTCTTTAGTGGTTTAGAAATGTTCTGGGTGGGAGCACGAGCGGCAATGTAGGAGGAAAAAAGATAAATCCTACAAACACCGTACCACCCCAACTATTAATATGGGAACAAAGTTATACGATGCCGAAGGACAATTAAGAGATACTGGCGTACTAAGTGCGGCAGATAGACTTCTTAAGATGAAAGCAGATAAACCTATGTGGGATGTCATAGATGAAGTAGTTAAGATATGGATATCAAGACACCCAAAGGAATGGAAGTCAACCATTCTCAGGGTAGATGACATTAGAAACACTAGGAAGGATAAAGAGTTTGCTTCTTCTAAGAAGGATGGTGCTTATTTGAGATATACGATTGATGTACCGCAAGCGATATTATCAATGATAAGAGTCCTATACGATGTAGATAAACTGAAGATGGACAAACCTTTCTGGAGGAAGTTCGGCAAAAGGTACAGAGCTTTTATGATTCCCGAAAAGATGTGAAAGGAGGTGAATCATGCCTAATAAACAAAAAACAAGTAAAGGTGCTATAATAGGAACCAGAACAAATGGAAAAGAAACAATGGGGTTTGGAAGAACAGCTGTTGAAGTAACAACCGAGTTCGGAAGAAAGGTTGCTGGAGAACTTAGAGCAGCAGTTGCTAAGAAGAGCAGATTTGGTAGTTTAATCAAATAAAACATGAAGAAACCAAGCATTGCGTTAGCAATGATAGTTAAAGGAAATAAAGAAGAAGCGACAATGCTTCAGAGGTGCTTAAATTCAATAGCGCCTTTTGTTGATGGTATATTCATAACCCTCACCAACCCAAATAAGAAACAACTAAACGAAACAAAAGACGTATGCGAGAAATACGGTGTTAATACCGACTACTTTAAATGGGTTGGTGACTTTTCTAAAGCTAGAAACCACAACTTCGCTCAAGTTCCTAAAGAGTTCGACTGGATACTATGGCTTGATGCCGATGATGTGTTCAGAGGAGGAGAGAAACTAGCAGAGGTAGCAAAGAGAGCTGCTGATAGTAAAGCTGACTGTGTATTCTTCAATTACCTTTACCAGGTTCAGTTAGACGAAAAGACAGGAGAGATAAGACAGGTACTAATAGAACACTTAAGAGAGAGACTAATCAAGAACACCCCAGGACTATACAAATGGATCGCCCCTATACACGAAACCCTAATAGAGCAAACACCAACCAAGAAAGTAGATGACCCTAGCTGTGATGTTGTTCACTTGTCTGGAGATGAAAGACGAGGGAAGGCCTTAACAAGGAACATAGAGATTCTAGAAAAGAATGTAAAAGAGACTGAGGGTAAAGACCCTAGGCCTGTTTACTACTTAGGTAAAGCATATTTCGATATGAGAACCACAGAGTACATGGATAAAGCATGGCCTTTGTTTGAAAAGTATCTTGGAGCATCCGGATGGGCAGAAGAGAGAGCACAATGTTGGGAGTATTTAAATGAGATATGTAGAGCAAGGAAACAATACAACAACGCAATAAAGTGCTGTATGAACGCCCTTATTGAGTACCCAGAATTTCCATCGTTTTACTTTAACTTAGCCCTTAACTACCTATACAAAGAAGATTGGGATAGAGCCCTCTTCTGGGTTAAGAAAGGTGCTAGCATGCCACTACCAAAGACAACTCTAGTGCTTAATCCAAGAGACTATGCCGCCAGAGCACTAGAGATTGTTTACAACGCTTCCTTAAAGAAATCCAAACTTGATGATGCCTGGGCTGCCGCTATCAAACTAGCAGACATGTTCCCAGGAGATAAGAGTGTACTGGAAAGAGTTAACTTCTGTGATGGACTCAAGAAACAAAGAGATCTCACCCAACAAGTCATATCAATAGCAGGACATCTTAAGAAGTCAGGAGAAGAGGCTAAGCTTAAGCCATTGATAGCAGCCATACCTACAATGATTGAGAACAACCCATTTATCGCTGATCTACAAAACAAAGTAAACCCACCTGTTAAATGGAAAGAGAATGAGATAGTTATCTACTGTGGTCCAGGTTTCACAAGCTGGTCTCCTATGAAACTAGTTAACCCAGGAGAAACATTTATGGGTGGATCAGAGGAAGCTACTGTGTACATAGCTCAAGAGTTAGCTAAGAAGGGATGGAGAGTAACCGTTTATGCTGACCCAGGAGAAGATGAGGGAGTAATAGATGGGGTTGACTGGAAACCTTATTACAAGTTCAACCACAAGGATGATTTCAATATCTTAATAGGATGGAGAAACCTATCATTCTTTGATGGTAACTACAAGGCTAAGAAGAAATATGTATGGGCGCATGATGTTCTTAATCCTTTAGAGTACACCAAGGAGAGACTGCGAAAGATAGATAAGATAATAGTATTGTCAGATGCTCATAGGAGAACTATCCCTGATGTAGCTGATGATAAGATATTAGTTTCAACAAACGGATTCCACGAATACAAAGAACATACTAAGGTTGTCAATAACCCTAAGTGGGTAATCTATACCTCAAGTTATGACAGAGGCCTTGAACACTTACTCAAGATATGGCCTGATGTAGTCAAAGAAGTTCCAGACGCCAAACTACACGTATTCTATGGATGGCAGTTATTCCAGAAGTTCTACGCTGATAACCCTGAGAGAATGGAATGGAAGTCCAAGCTTGATAAGATGATGGAAGATCCAACTATTACTCATCATGGAAGAGTATCACAACCAGAGATGGAAGAATGGATGAAGAAGTGTGGTCTTTGGGCCTATCCTACGCACTTTTATGAGATCAATTGTATTACAGCTATTAAGGCTCAACTATGGGGATCTGTGCCTGTTTATATGAATTACGCAGCTCTAGAGACAACAGCTCAATTTGGTAAGAAGGTAGAAGGGGAAATATACGACCCAGAGACAAAGAAAGAGTTCACTAAACAATTAGTAGAAGCATTAAAGGATGAGGACTGGCAAACAGAAGAGAGAAAGAAGATGATGCCATGGGCAAGAGATAACTTCGCTTGGGAAAAGGTTGCCGCTCAATGGACAGCAGAGTTTAAGGAAACACTTCATATAGCCGTCAAGACAATGCTAGCCCACGATAAGAAGCTAGGCCGTTACTTACCAGTTCAATTACAAAAACAATATGGATATAAACAAAGCTATTAGGATAATAAGGAAAGAACTACTCGTCAAAGATGAGATAGTCAAAGCCAGAGACCTTTTAAAGGAGGTTAATCTTCCTGGGTTTGAACAAGAACTTAAGGACACTGAGAACATGATGGCTCATCTTACAGACAAATCTCTTTACGAGAAGATATACAAAGACGACAGCTGTAGAGATTACGAAAAGATAGAACCAGAGAAATACTCTGAGAAAGCTAATGAGATTTACCCAAGATATGCGTGGGTTTTACAAGAAATGAGAGAAGATAAAGCAAAATCAATGGCCGACCTATCTTGTTATGTTGGAAGTCTAGTAATGACCTCAGCTTTAGAGAGAGAGTCTTTAGGGAATGATATGACCACACTAGCTATAGAAGCGGCTAAGAAGAGAGCTAAGAATCTTAAATCAACTGCTAAGTTCCAACAGGGAGACTTGATGGATTACAAAGGCAAGCATGATGCGATCATAGCATTTGAGGTACTAGAGCATTTACCTGATCCAAAGAAAGCAATCAAACACCTGTCAGAGCTAACTAATCCTAATGGTTGGGTTTACATAACAACTCCAAATGGACCTTTCATGGATGGGGATGGGAATATAGACAACTGGAGCAAGGCGGATGGTCAAAGAGGCCATGTCTATGCCTTTACAAAGGAAATACTTGAAGACTTACTGAAAGATTACGAAGTTAGCTTACTAAGACCAATGCAAGACGGCCTTATATGGATAAAGTATAGAAAGAAGGTGGATAATGGTTGAAATGAAGAATAAATGTTCTGAGTGTGGAGAAGAATTTATATACGCTGATATGAGGAATGTTCCAACAACATGTGGATCTAGAATCTGTACAACTAATAGTAAATACAGATCCAGACATAAGGATCCACTAACAGGGGATGTTCCAACACCAGAAGAAGTTAAAAAGCTATGAAACAACACATAACTAGAAAACAATTAAATGAGTTGAGTGTGAAGGGGAAAATTAAATTAGAAGAGTGGGGAGACGAGCACGGAGATACTTGGAGTGAAATTGATTTGAATAGTGACGATATGGATCAACCCAAAACAGTAATTCTCCCTCTTCTCTCAATCGGTCAAATGATAGAGTTTCTTACAGTAGACAAGCTCTGTGATGCCCTATGGGAAGCAGTAAAGGAGGTGCTTGATAATGGTTGAAATGAAGAATAAATGTTCTGAACAACTAACGATTAAAAGGCTAGAGCAGGCATACAAAGAGGTTAAAAAAATGCCTAAATTTGACAGTATCCTTGTTTCGAGGCTTCTTGTAAGATCTCTCGATGGTTTGTGGGATACACTTTCTTGGTTAGATAAATTAGGAATAAATATGAAACGTTTATTTAATGGTAATGGGCTGTACAGAAGGTCCTCGATGAGAAAGTCTTTTGAGAAATGAAAGTCGCTGTAATAACATCAATGCCATCAGAGCATCTTTGGAGAGATGGACTGTATGGTGCTTTAAACAAGCTTAATAATGACAAAGATTTCTTCGTAGATGTATTCATAAGAGATAGTGTTCCCCATTCACCAGAAGAATATGATGTAGTAATTGCATGGGGTGCGTTTGGTTCTACTCCTGCAAAGTATGTTTCGGAGTTGTCAGTTGTTAAGAAGGCTATCTTCTTTGGTGCTTCTCATGGTCAAGACAAACCATTAGCTTACAAGTTCGATCTTATCTTCTCAGAGGACCAGAACTCACACAACATATTCAAGAAGATGGGACTTAATTCTGTTCTAGCCTTTGGGACAATGACAGACTTGTTTAGACCTATTCCACAACCTGTTTACTTTGATGCTATTCAAGTAGGTGCTTACGCTACATGGAAGAGAAAGAAGTTATTCGCAGAGGCAGCTAAAGGATTAAAGACATTATCTGTAGGAGATTTGCAGAAAGTAGAAAGAGATGAGTACGAGGCTTGTGTTAGCAACGGAGTGTTGTCATTGCCAAATGTACCTCAAGAACATATGCCGTTCTATTACGCTAGTGCCAAGTGTGTTGTTGTAACTGGTTGGGCTGGAGGACAGAGAACTATTCTAGAATCCTTAGCAATGAATAAACAATGTATAGTCCCGGCAGATGCTCCTCAACTCCTAGATTACTCTGAGAATATAATAGTTGTGAGACCAGAGGCAGATGCTATAAGGAAAGCAATAGAAAAAGCTCCTGATACTAATGAGAAAGGAAGACAAGACGTTCTCGATAATTGGACAGATGAGCATTACTACCAATCTATAAAGGAGGGTTTAGAATGCTTAAAGTAAATTCAAAAACACGCGTCGCTGTCTGCGGAGCTTCAGGATTCATAGGTTGTCATCTAGTAGCATTCCTTAAAGAAAAGGGATATTGGGTAAGAGGTATTGATGTAAGAGAGAAACCATTCAGAGAAAAGATGTATGGTGTTGCTGATGAGATGTATATTTGCGACCTAAGAGATGCCGATGATGCAGAGTGGGCGTTAGAAGGAGTTAAGTATGTTTTCCACCTAGCATCAGACATGGGTGGGGTTGGATACTTCCACACGCACAACTACGAGCCTTTCATTAACAACATGACTATGGATATGAACATCCTTAGAGCCTGCGAGAAGCTAAAGATCAAAAGACTGTTCTACTCCTCATCAGCCTGTGTGTATCCTGTTCACTTAAGTTCAAATGAGGGAAAACCAACAATGCTTCACGAAGATATGATTATTCCTGCTAACTCAGACCAAATGTATGGATGGGAAAAGCTCATGATGCTCAAACTGTGTGAAGAGGCACCATTTGATGCCAGAGTAGGCATATTTGACACAATCTATGGACCTTATCAGGAGTTCGAAGGAGAGAGGGTTAAATTCCCTTGTGCTATAGCCAAGAAAGCCTTAGATGCTAGAAAGACTGGTAAGATTGATATCTGGGGTAATGGGAAACAACTAAGAGTCTTCAACTACATAGACGATGCACTAGAGCAGATATATAGGATTATGTTCGATAAGAAGTATGATGGACCTGTTAACGTTTGCTCCAACAGGTTGGTATCAATACAAGAGTGCGCTGATGTCTGTTGCAAGATCATTGGTATAAAA